TTTGAAGCCCGGCCGCACCACCGGGTGCGATTGCCTTCCTTATTGATTTACAAGGAATTTTCCTGCCCCGACTGTCGCTCAGAGGCGGGAGTGTCGAAGAAGTGTCGAAAATCCCTAGCAGGACCAAACGCTAACACGTCTTGCAGATGATCGGGCGCAAGGTGCGCGTATCGCATTGTCATCGCCAGGGACGAGTGACCGAGAATCTTCTGCAAGGTCAGGATATTGCCACCGTTCGCGATGAAGTGTGAGGCGAAGGTATGCCGCAACACATGCGACTTTTGTCCGGCAGGGAGACTCAGCCCGGCACGCGACACAGCTTCATCGAACCGATCCCGGCAGTTGGTGAACGCACCGTGTTCCCGAAGATGTTGGCGAATCCGATCTGCCAGCTTCGGATCGACCGGCACCACACGACGACGCTTCGATTTCGTGTTCACGAACTGGAGCATGCCATCGCCCACCCGGCTGATCGTGAGCCCTTGCGCTTCACCCCATCGGCAACCCGTTACCAGACAGATCATGGCGATCAGTTCGACATGCGGGTGCGTCATGCTGCGCAGTACCTGGAACAGCCGGTCGATCTGATGGCTGTCGAGGTAGGAAAGCTCCCTTTCCTGGACCCGGATCGCGCTGAGCATCGAGAGCGGATTCTCGAACTCGATTTCACCAAGTCGCCGCAGCTCATTGAACAGCGCCCGCAGGTAGGACAGCTCATTGTTCATCGTTTTCGGGCTGATGCCGGACGCGAGACGCTTGGCGCGGTACTCCGCGAAATCGGTAGCAGTGAAGGCTATGGCCACAGGGTCTTTCAGGCGTTCGACCATGCGATCCATGATGACGCGGCGACCTTCGTAGTCGGCCAGAGAACCACCATGCAGACGCCCCCAGCATTCCACCAGTTGGGAGAGACGGCGACGATCCTTCGGTTTCGGTGACCATTGCGGGCTTTCGATCAGCTTGGATCGGCACGTCGCTTCGAAGCGTTGAGCCTCGCCCTTGGTCTTGAAGGTCTTGCGGAATCGCTTGCCCTTGATCGGCTCAACATCGACCCGCCAGCGACCGTCAGGAAGTGCCTGTATCGCCATCAGACGGCACGCCCCCAGCGCACGTGTCGTTCCTGCAACAGGTTCTTGATGTGCTTGTAGAGGTCGCGCTCGCTCATATCCTTGGCGGCGTAGTGGTCGCGGATCACTGGCCAGCATTCCCATTGCTTCAGTCGATCAAATGCGGTCTTAGCGCCCACTCGCTCCCTTGCCAGCAGGCTTACGAAGTTTCCCAGGAATAGCTCAACGTTCTTGCCGCTGAATCCACGGCTGGTCTTGTAGTAGCGCTTGTACTCGGTTTCATCGATCAGGGAGTCGACCGGCAGATCGACTCTTGCGTCATCGCGCATCAGCGTCCAGATCGGCTCGTAATAGCCGGGGCGGGCGATGAGCTTGAACTGGCTCAGGCCATAGCGCCACAAGCCGTCCAGATGCGCCGAGAAGGCTGCAAACGAGTCCGTGTCGATGGCTTGGCCGGTCTTCACGTCTACCGAACCGCTGGCGAATTGCTGGATCACGGAGTGGTGATAGCGAAGCTCGACGCGCCACACGTCAGCGCTTGGGTCGTAGTTGTCCGGGTCGTTCGGGTCCAGGGAGTCGCGGCGACGCCAGATGCTTTCCCAGAAGTCGAGCTTATCGGTCGCGCGGGCCTGTTCGGTCTTGTTGTAGATACACAGCTGGACGCCACCAGCAGAGCCGAACATGGACGTTTCGCCCCGGCCGTAAACGCTGGATTTGGTGGCCCACTCCAGTTCCTTGATGCCGGATATATCCCGGTGTGTCCGAGCGCGGCAATGCAGGCGCGCTACCAGATCAACCGGAGGCTTCCAGCCCTGGAGGTCCAACGCCAGGTGGACGGCGCACTGGTTGCGTTCGCGGTTGGTCATCACGGCTGCGGCGTAGTAGTCCATCCGCTCTTGCAGACGTTCCGGCGACAGCGCGTCGATGGCGTGCGGCGACACCTCGATTTTCAGGTGCGGCCCGATGTTTTCCAGCTTGGCGTTGAAGTTCTTGATGAGCAGGATGAAGCCGAGGTCGGCGTTCTGGAGCTTGTACTGGTAGCCAGAGTCCCGGCCGACCCGTCCCGAGTGCCAGACTTCGCCAGCAAACTCCACCATCGCGCCCGGCTTCTCGAAGAGTGCCATGACTTCGGGACGGATCAGTCCGCGATACAACTGGCGGACGGTATCGACGCCGCAGCGCAGCAACCGGACCTTCGACAGATCGGTGATCGCCGCAGTCCCTGGATCAACGAACAACCGTCCGCGCTTGGTCGGATTGCCGGTGATGTGGTCCAGTCTCGCTTGGTCTTTAACGCTCATTCTTGAATCTCCAACAATGTCCAATAACGGACGGTTTCAACTCGCTCTATCTGACGTGTTACAGGGACGTCAGCGCGCGCGTTTGCACGCCGGCTCGTGCCTCGCCGCGCGTGCAAAGAGCGCGGAGCGCACGCGCGCTGACGGTCATCACCAAAGAAATTGCCCTTTCTGGTACGGCACGACAGTCATGTTCGTGCCACTGGCTGGCTGCGTAGCGATAGGGCGTGCTGCCTGCATCGTAGGAGGCGGGCTGTTCTGGACTTGCTGGGTTCGCTCGCCGGTGGAGCGATCAGGAAGGGTCGGATCGAAGAAGCCGTTCTCGACCACGCGCATGCAGAAGGCAAAGTCGGTTTCTACGCGGGTGCTCTGCTGCGTGTAGCACTGGCAGACGGTGGGTGTGCCGTTGACTACGGCATGCGCCATTCGCCCGAACTCGCGGGCATAGGTCGCGGGGTCCGTGCTGGACATGCAGTAGAGCCGGGGGAACGACACGGGCCGCGTCAGCTCGTCGTAGATCGGCGCCGACGATGGCACTTGGGGTATCCGAGGCACGCGCCGCCCGATGTAGCTGGCGACGTTCTCAGGCGTATCGGACTTAGCCTCGCCTACCGGCTTGATGAACGCCCCGACCGTATCTCGCACCTGATCGACCATGCTCCCGGCCGGCGCGCTGGTAGCCGTCGCGGCTTGCGCTTTCTCGGCGGCGTAGCGCTCATAGGCGCGATAGACGAGGATGCCGGCACCGAGGATCACGCACAGCGCCAGGATGAACTTGGTCGGCACCTTGGCCTGAAAGTGGTGCTTGGCGTTGCTACTGGTGTAGGCGCCGAAGTAGCGCTTATCCAGGCGCAACGACTTCTTGTCGGCGTCCTTGAAGCTGGTTTTCAGCTCGACCTTTTCCACCACCACTTCCGACTCGAAGCGCAGCAGCTGGGCGGACTTAAAGACGCGCCAATAGTGGATGTGCGTGTTGCATAGCCGCCGCAGATGCACATCCAGATAGCGCGGGTCCTGGGTGACGAGGTGCACTTCGTGGCCCTGGTGGCGCATGGTCTCGAAGCGGGTGATGTGCTCCGGTGGCCGCGCCCGTGGATCGCGTGCGCCGAACCAGCCCTGCGCTTCGTCCACGACGACGATGATCGAATCGTTTGGCAGCTCGAACCACTTCTCCGGATCTTCGAACTCGAACCACTGCGCTTGCAGCTGATCGGGCTTGAGGCCGTTGATGTTGTGGAAGTAGACGACGCGGCCTTCGGCGTGAGCCTTCTGATCGACTTCGCGGATGGTGTTCAGGGTCTTGCCATGGCCGGGCTTGCCGGTACGGATAACAAGCATGACGGCGGCTCCTTAGGCTTCGATGGAGGTGCCGCCCGGCTTGTGCCAGACCTGATTGCGTTTACGGTCGGTGGCCTTGTCGATCCCCGCCAGGATGAAGCGCGTGGAGATGGCGGCGAAATACAGGTTCACCACCACATCGAACTTGGCCAGCCCGAGAATGCCCTGGATGACCGGCCCGACATTCCCCATCAGGCCGAACAGGTAGTCCTGCGCCTGGCCAATGATGAGGTTGAAGCCCATGTACGAGACGAAGCCGAAACCGATCATTTTCAGCACCATCTTTACCAGCGGGCCGAGGACGATGATCAGCATCTGAACGATGAATAGGAATTGCATTACTGACCTCCTACGCCGCGGCCTACATACAGGGCGGCAAGAACGGTAGCCACGGCCACGAACAGGCCACTCAGGTCACTGGCGGCGCGGCAGAGCGGTTCATAGCTGAGCTGGAAAGTGCGGCCGCCTGCAGTGGTCAGGCTGAAACTTTCGGCGGCAGGACAGGCGGACGGGAGAAAACGGGTGCCCTGGTTGATGAAGGACGGCACGTCGATGACGCCGGAGCCCTCGTCCAGCTGGAACCGGTCGCCGGTAACAGCCGCCTCGATGGCGGGCTTGTGCTTGGGGAAATCAGTCATCTCCTCAGCGAGGCATAGCTGTTCCTTCTGCTGCCGGAGCACTTCGCAATCAATCGGGTCGCCACTGCAGGAAAAGCCCGCATCGCAGGAACCAGCCGACGCCAAGCGTTCCGTGCCTTCTTCTCCTTCGCTATCTCCTTCGGAACCCTCCTTACAGCCAGACCCTTTGCATTCCTTGCTCTCATCGCCGGGCGTACCGTCAGGATTGGTGCCGGAAAGGAACTTTTCTTCGGCAGAGGTAGAGGTACATGGCTTAGCGCCGGTGCAGACCGTTTTATCGGTTTTGGTGGTGGTTTCGGTCTTGGTGGAGCCGTCCGGATTGGTGGTCTTGGTGGTGTCCTCGGTTTTCGCGGTGTCTTCAAAGCGCGGCGCAGGCCTGCCAGTGGTGCAATGCAAATAAGCCCCGGCGTTATCGCAGTTGAGCTGTCCGGGTTCTTTCAGCTGTTCGTTACTGGTACAGCTTCTGGATTGAGAGCCATCAGGATTCGTTACCCACTCGCCGCATTTGTTCTCGCTGGTGAACTGCGGCGTGCTGTCGGCTGGAGGCTTGGACGGCGGCTGGTCGAAGACGCTGCCGGGAGGCGGATTATCGGTAGTGCATTGGCTGCCGGCGCCCTGGTAGACGACCTGACAGTAAACAGAGTCCAGATCCTTTCCGGTGGTCGCTTCCAGAAAGCGGTTGCACCCTTTGACAGTGGCGGTGCGGTTGTAGAGGCAGCCACTTTCGCAGATCGACGATGGCGGAAGCGAAGGCGGTACGGACGGATCTAGCGAGCCAGCGTTGTACTCGTGGACGAACTCGCCGGTTGCGGTGGCGCATTGGTCGGGCTGGCATCCCCCTGTAGAAGAGTCATAAGTAGAGCCAGAAGGGCAAGTATCACCGTAACGAGTTATGCCATACGTAATTTCACCATCACGGCTCCCCGACATATCATATGTAGGAAAGACACACGTTGCAGACGTTTCAGAATTAACCCGGACAGAATAATCACCTCTACGAGTACCGCCCCCAAGGTTCCGCTGAGATATTTGTGCACACAAATCATTCGCAGACGTGCCTCGAAGACTTTGAAAAGTCGAAGAACGCCAGTAAAAATCTTCAGCACTAGCGGAAGAATGCCAAAGCACCAACGCCAGCAGTACCCATACAAACCTAACCATGCTCACACCCGCCCAAAAAACACGAGATAAAACGCCAGGGTGGTGAGGATCAATACGTAAAGTTCATAGCTCATGGCGTTTCCCTGAAAGAGAAAACCCCGCCGGAGCGGGGTTTGTTTGCTTCGGCACATGCAGTGCGCTAACCCCGGTTACAGGGCGCGGCGCATGTACTTGAACGCCATCGCGGCGATGATCACGGCGAAGACGGCCCAGCCGATGGTCCCGACATCGGTGCCCGCGGTGTCGAGGGCTTGGGTGGCTTCGGACGGGACTGCCGCATACACGGAGCCGGCCAGGGTGGAGAGCGCGGCAGCAGCGCCAACGCCGATTTTCTTGATGAAGTGCTTGTTCAGTTGCATGGGTGATACCTCACTGTTTCAGGGCTTTTTTCAGGACCAGGAAGCCGAACACGATGGCGAACAGAACAATCGCTTCGCCTTGCAGCTCGGAGACTTGGTCCCAGGTCAGTGCAGAGCCGTAGAGGCTTTGCATTTCCTCGACCGTGAGGGCGACCAGCGAGCCGGAGCAGATGGGCGAGCCATCAGCGCCTTGCAGCCAGTCACCGTCACAGGCGAGGAAATTCATTCGCCGGCCTGCTCGAGGTCGGCGGTTTGTTCGGAGGGTTCGCAGTCAGGGCAGACGGCGAAGTGGGGCGGCAGGCTGAGGTCGGGCAGCAGGTCGCTTTGCGGCGCGGGCAGCGCCATGAGCTTGCCCATGTCGTTTCCGCAGCAATCGCAGTACACCCGGTCATCGATCAGCATGGCCGCCCCTCCCGGTTAGTTCGCTTTGGCCGGTTCCGGCTGGGTGCCGGCTGGCTTGGCGGTTGGGGTCGGTTGCTGGGTCGGCTTGGGGGCTTGAGCAGCGGCTGCTTTCACGGGTTCAACGTGCAGGACGATGAACTTGCCGGCGTTCTTGGAGCCTCGCTCGATCTCGGTGGTGACGCGGATCGGCTCAAGCACATCGAGGCTTTCGCAGGCGGACCACACTTCGTCCAGGGCTTCTTCGGAGACATTCATCGACAGGATGGAAATGCCGAGGTCACGTTTGCCGTCCGGCTCGTCACCGACAAACAGCTTCACCAGCTTTACGTTGTCGAACTCGACTTTCTCGGCGCTGAGAAATGCAACTTCCATGATCGAACGTGCCATTTGTGTTTCCTCTCTTTAGTTGCGCTTTATTGCGCTGTTTTTGCCTTTTGCAGGCCGATAAAGTCCACGCCGAGGAACTTTTAAAATTCGCCTCTAGCTAGGGTTTACGCGGCTTGCAACGGGTTTGTGGTGCTAGTTATACGCTGCTGAAAAGCGGTTTATTCAAACATCAACAAATATCATCTGGTTCGTTTGTTGTTGGTCTATGTTGGACTTAGTTGGGTTTGTAACTTGTCCACTATGAATAAACTTGATGGTTGGTTTAACACCAAGGGCTTTGCCCTTGTCATCCCACTCTTGCCGCCGAGGGCTCGGGAGCGCGGGGCGGTGAAGCTGCCCCACACTCACGAGCGGAGGCTGTTTCTGTTCGTGCAGGGTCAAGGGTGCGCTCCGCCCGTGCTTCCGTTCGCCGGATCGGTGAAGCGTGATCCGACGAGCCGGGAGCGCGGCCCTGGACCTGTTCGGCTTCGGTCGGGGCTTCGGCTAGAACGGAAATTGCTCGCTCGGCGCCGAGGTTGAATCTTGGTAAGCAACGCTCCACCACTTCGCGGGGCGGGCAGGTGGCGTGTGCTTCTCGCAGATAAAGGCCGGTTCCACTGTCCACTCCGAGACCAGAGGCTTCCAGGCACCACCGACGCGGCCCATTTGCAGCGTGCGAATCGGCCGCGCAGAGGCGGGGCGGCATTGGGCGCAGCGTGTGGACGGGGAGGGAGCGGGCTTCTCCATTTCGCGTCTGGACCAGCAGACAGAGCAGTCGCAGTCCTGAGCATGAAGCAGGCGCAGATACTTGCCGTTCATTGGCAGGCACCTGCGCCGAGGGCTTTACCGCATGCTGGCGACGCAGATAAACAATATCGGATGGCATCACAGGACCCACGTTACGCGCATCTGGAAAAGGCTCGCCAGCATGGCCGGACGCGTTGAGCAGCAAGTCAGTAAGCAGACAATGCTGATCCCAGGTGATAACGCCGAGATCACACAAAGCCCGAAGATGGCCTTGGACAGAGCCGAATTTTCCGTAGCGCTGATATTCCGGGATGCTTTCAGGACCCCCCAGACGGACATCAACGAGAGCGAGCAGAAGCGAGCGGAACGCGCGATCAGTAGACAAGCTCATTCGTCCCACTCCTTTTCCATGAGCTGCTTAACCAGCAGCGCCACGTTGACCATCACATACTTGCCGACCTTGTGCGACGGGATGTAGCCATTGCGAATCCAGCCCCACACCACGTCGTGTTCATCGCCCATGCGAATCCAGTCCGCGAACTGGCGCCACGGCATGACCGGGGGCGCGTTGAGCAGGTCTATCGGCGGTAGGTTTCCTTCCATGTCCTTGGCCTTTGTTGCACTATGTTGGTCTTTATCGGCAATGCTGTCATCTGCGTAACATTTACTCTTGCGTAAAAGTTACACCTTATTTCAGCATGCGTAAATGTTACGCAACATGAAATTTACCTATATGGATTCGGTCCGAGATAGAGCGCTTCGATTGATACGTGTTGTCGGTCCGAAGCGTCTGAGCGAGAAGGGCGGAAAGAACTACGACCGCTGGCGCAACATCAGCAGCGAGAAAATCCGCATCGGGACGGAGGAAATCGGCATCCTGGCTGACTCGTTTCCTGAGTACGCCCTTTGGCTCGTTAGCGGCCGGATTGAGCCAGAGCATGGCCACCGAAGCCCGGAATACGACGAGGCCAACCGAAACTTGACCAGTCAAAGCGCGGGATAGCGATTACCAAGGAAGTGACTAGGCGCTGGTACGCCCGAAGGACAGGGAGAGGGAGATATGAAGGCTGAATGGAACGACGCCCCGGACTACATCAGAAGGCGCCCACGCAAGGGAGCCGTAGCATGGCGGATACCAGGGCTGATCGGCACCGTAATCATGCTAGCCGCGCTCCAGATGGTGAGTTCGGCATTTCTGAAAGGCACCGTCCAGGGCATCGTCGATAGACGTACCCAACCCAAGCCAGCGCCCGTCGCCGAGATCACGCGAGCAGAGCCAGCCGCGACCAAGGATTGGGACAAGGTAGTAGAGGAAGTTGCCGCGAGAGGTGCAACGCCTCAGCCGCAAACAGCCCAGCCCCAAGCTGCTACGGCAGAACCACCGCCCAAGCAAACCGTATTCAACGACAAAAACTATGTTCCCAAGGGTGCGACCAATATCGTTCCAGCAATCAGGGTAATCCCGGAACCACCTGTAACGAACCGCCAGAAAGAAATTGTAGTAGTGGGAAACGAATCGCGGATCAGTGATTTTTGCCCAGGCGGGGAAGGCAGCATTCAACGCCGGAATTGCAAGTCGAGCGTAAATCTAAACACCAGAAACTAACCGGCGCTGATGTCGAAAAAGTGTCGAAAACACTGTCCAAAAATGACCAGCATTCGCCGGAGCAATAACCGGCAGCACATCGAAAGCCCAGCATTAACCAACGTAGCCCATTAATAAGCAGGGCAAAAACAGGATTTGAAGCCCGGCCGCACCACCGGGTGCGATTGCCTTCCTTAT